GGGATACATTTCTAGTGGATGATATTTCTCGATAAAGCCGCGCAGGCCTTTCTTTTTCTGGTTTGCTGCACGATATTCCTCGATAGCGAGGCGCAAGGCTTTCTTTGCCTTGTCGATCTTTCTGTGCTCGATGTCATGGAGTTTCTCTTGTAGCCTTGCCAATACCGGGTCGTTGGCGTCGCCCACAACCGGTGCCTTTCCTTTTTTTGGTGTCCAGGTTTTTTTCTTCGCCCACTTCTTGTACACCTCGTCAAAGTATCCTTCGGCCGCGTGGTATATCATATTGATTACGCCAACGCTGATAGCGATCAATGCGCCTGTCTTGCCGGCTAGTGCACCACCTACAAGCACGCCTGCACCGGCGGTGAGAACACCCTTGTACTTGCTCAGCCTGGTCAGCAGGTCGATAATCGACTTCAACGGTCCGACCACATCCGTTGCGATCGTTGCGCCCAATCCGGCGAAGCTCATCTTCAGCCGCATCATCGCCTCATTGGCCTCTTCGATTTTCTTGATGGCCGCCCGATCCAGCGCCATGCCGAGGTTTCTGGTTTCGGCCGCCGCATCAGCCAGCCCCTTCTTGCCGAGCCGTAGGGTGTTTACCATCGCCACACCCTCGGAGTCAAACAGTTTGAACGACAGCCGTACCTTGTCGGCCTGGTTTTCCACCCTCTTCATGGCCTCGGCAACTTCGCCAAACGCCGCCACGGGCCCCATAGTGGCCAGTCGTTGTGCATCGAGCCCCAACTCGGCGATCGCGTTCCTTGCCTCGCCGGTTCCTTTCGCTGCCTCAGCCATCCGGCGAGTCATTCTTTGCAAGGCCATATCGACCGTGTTCGACGCGACGCCCGTCAATTCGGCCGCGTGCCGTAAGGCTATCAGGCTCTCGGTCGTCACCCCCAACTTGTCGGCCGTCTTTCCGATCCGGTCCAGGGTTTGCATCGTGCGGGTCAGGGCAGCGATACCCCCGCCCGCCGCCGCCAGCCCGATCAGCGTTTTCGAGAAACTGGCAAACGATTTGTTCAGCGCGCCAACCGTCGTGCTGGTCTTTTTGGCTTGCCGCCCAAACTTGCTCGTCGCGCGTTCACCCTTCTTCAGCCCGTCGATGTATTGCTTGGTCCGCGCGACGAGCACCACGGTCAGCGATCGAATTGTGCGTGATCCCTGTGCCATGTCTATTTACCACCTTGCATCGATTCAAACGCCCGCCCGATTTCGCCGGCCGCCGGCGGCGGCTTGATGGCGAACGGGGCCGGGTCAACCGGCTTGCTCGACCACTTCGAGGCCACCACCGCCGCGTTAAAATCCTGCCGCTCGCCGCCGATGGGCTCGATCCGGTTGAACGCGACCCACTCGTTGAATTCCCGCTCGATTATTCGCCCCATCAACTCTCCGACGGTGCATCCGAGGTGTCCGGCGAGTTGGAAGGCGAATCGTCGCCGGGGATTGTCTCGGAGTTTTTTTCCAGTTCCTCGATGCTTTTTTCGCCCATGCCGTTCAGGTCATGCGCCGCCTCGAATATGCGGTTTATCACCCGGGCGCTCTTCTTGGCAAAACCGTTTGCCAGGTAGGGCTTTTCCAGGTACAGGGGCTTTCCCCCGGCATCGCACAAACACAACCACACGAAGCTGCCACGCAAGTTGCGATCGCCGGTCTCCCGGCCCACGAACTTTTGCTCCCACTGGTCGCGCTCCGTGGCAGTAATCATTCGCACATAAACATGCCCGCCCCACTCCGGCACCTCGACCCGGCGCACTTCGGTACAATCGCTCTGCTCCAGAATCTCATCAGCCGTCAAGGCCCGACTCTCATTCGTCTTCGTCATCGTCTGGTTCTCCCAATGCTTTTTCCAGGTCCACGCCGTCGTCGATCGACGGCTGGTTATCAATTGTCTCTCCAGCCGGCGGCAATGTCCCGACCATCAACTGTTTGGCGAACTCTTCGGTTCGCGCTTTGGCCGCCGCCTCGGCGATGGCCTGGTCTTGGGCATCCTGTTCGGCTTGCCGAGCGGCCGCGATCTTGTCGCGCTTTTCCTGCGCGGCCGCCCTGGCGGCGTTCGACTCCGCGATGGCTTGCCGCGCCTCAGCATCGGCCGGTTCGCCACGGCCCATTTGCATCATCCGCAGCAAGTCCAACCGCTCGCGGCTGCGCGCATCCTGTTCCGCCTGGAACGGCAACGGCCGTCGGCCCCACATCGGCGAACCGAGCACGGTTCCGGCCGGTATGATTTCGCCCGTGGGCGATTCACCTATTTGTGTCAGTCGCACTTTCATGGCTCGCGCTCCTTATGTCGCCGACGGAATCTTGAGTGCGCCGGTAGTCTTGAACGTCACGTCACAGGTGAATGCTTCGCCCAGCGCCCGCGCCGGACTGATTGCCGTCACGAATACGTTCCAGTCGCCGGACTTCGGCCACACGATCACCCCGTCCGGTTCGGTAAGCTGAATCTTGATTGTGCCAGCGCCCAGAGAATCACAAAGGAACTCGTGGCCGTTGTCAGCCGGATCGAACAGCATGCTGATCGATACCTCGCCGTAGTCCACAATGCCCTGCAAGAACTCCCGGGCAATCGCCCCACCAGCCGCCGGGCCGCTCTTGGTCGAATCCATCGTCGTCGCGTCGGGTGTCTCGGCCGACATGTCCGGGCCGTTGACGCTCAGCACGGACCCGATCGTATTGAACGCGGCGCTGTAATACGCCTTGATTACCGCTGCGTCGCTCAGGTATTTTGTCGCCATGTCTTCCTCCTCCGTTAGACGTGTACCGGGATCGACTCCCGGTGTGTTACCTCGAAATCCAACTGTATTCGATCCAGGCTCCGATCACTGCCGTCGCCGGGGAACTCCGGCCGGTCCAACTCGGAGATCAAGCGTATCCGCTGTACCCGCGTTGATCCCATTGTTTCCGGTCCGTAGCCGTCGATCCGCCGCACCGCCTCGGCCAATGCGTCGAGCGTATTGGGGTTATCCGCCCAGCAATCGATCTGGAAAGTCGCGGTCACCAGTCCGGCCTCGCCGGCCAGGTCGTGATACCGGTAGCCGCCGATCCGGCTGAGTACCACACAAGCCCGACCCGAACCATCCACGGCATTCACCGCGGTCGATTGCGGCACCCGTTGCCAATAGACACCGGTCGGGCCCACAATCTCCGTTATCACCGCCTTGCTTTTCAGGTAGTTCAGCAGATCGACGCGGATGCTCATGTATATTCACGCCCCGTTAACTTGAACCACTTTTCCATCTGGGCCGCTCCGCCCCTGCCCAGGCCCGCCGCCACAGCTTTCTTTGTCCAATGAATCTTTGATCGCAACACTTTGATTATCAGCCGCTCAGCCTCGGCTTGTTTGTTATCGAACCCGGCCCGGATATACGATTGCTGGGGTGTTCTCCTTGTTCCCAATTCAACCATAATCCAGTACCGGGGCGCCTTGCCCAATCCCGCTTTGCGTTGCCGTGCGGTCGGCGCCGCCTCGATTGTCACGCCGATGCCGCGCCGCGTGCGGCGAATCGCCCGCACCTTGAAATACCTGTTGACCCAATTTGCGAGGTTGCCCGTGCGATATTTTTTGCCGACGCTGTTCGCCACCCGTTTGATTTCCGCCAGTATCAGCTTCGCCGCTTCCCGCATGGCGGCCCGCACGACCTTCTTGATATGCGGGCCGCCCAACCACTTGAGGTCCGCCATCAACGCCTTGTCGCCGTACAGTTCCAGCCCTTTCCCTTTTTTGCCGCCGTACAGGGGTGTTGCACCTATACCCATCTACGTCACCTGCCTGCACATAAGCTGCTGTCGCGTGTTGCGCTCATCGGGGATTACCGCTTCGATGTTCAGGATCGAGTCGCTTGCCCGCAGCACCCGATGTTTGCCGGTCAGCCCCGACAGATAACGGATCGTCACCCGGTGCGTCACATCCTGTTTCAGTTGTTGTGCCTCGACCAGCTCCCGGCCCGATAGTGTTTCCACCCTGGCATATACCCTGGCGATCGTGGTCCAATCCGGTACGTGCGCCGCCAGGCCGTCCGGCGTGCCATCGTCCCGCTGGATCTCGATTCGTTCTCGTAGTTGGCCGGCGCGCATGTCATACACACTCGTATGCCCGGAAAGGCCCCAGGGCTTTTAGTACCATGTTTGGAATCTGCGAAGAAATCGTGCCCACCAGCGTCGGCTCGCGGTGTTCCCACCAGTCGGCTACGATCTGTTTGATCGCCAATCGGATCATGGCTGGCACATCGGACGCCGCGTCGCCGTAACCTGCTACGTAGGTGATCTGGATCGTGTCCGCGTCGTCGCGCGCAGTGGGCCACGTGTATCCGTGGGCCAGTGTAATGCGACCATAGAGGTCGGTCGTGGTCACGTCATAAGCATCGGTGCTCAGCGTTTGCTCGGTGCCGCCCGTATCGACGTAAGTGATCGACGTCACCGATTGCAACGGCGGGTAGTCCAGATCGATCTGGTCGCCGGCCGGCCACTCGTCAAGCGTCTGCTTGCGAGTCTGCGTAATCAGCGCCCGCCACAGCACTTCCTCGACCCGCTCCCGCGCCGCCTGGATCATCGTCTCGACGTCGGTCTGTTCGTCGCTGGTGAGCGAATCGATCCGGCAGTGCCGCATCACCTCGGCAACCGTAACCGGCTCCACCGCCGGCGCGACCGTGACCACGTTTCCCACGAGGCACCTCCTTACGGAATCTCATGGGTGGTGGCCGGGTCCAGCAGACCGGATTCGGCGATAGTGTTCGAGGCATAATTCTCGAACCACCACATTGCATCGCCCAGCGAGACTTCGGCATCGGTCTTGCCGTAGCCGAAGAAATTCCGGTAGGCCGCGCCGGTGCTGGCCGTCTTGGCCTCGATACAGTATCCGGCCGCGTCCGAGTCGACGTTGATGATGCAATTGTCCCGCAACACCAGGTTCACCGCTGCCGTAGTCTGGTGATCCACAACCGAGTCGGACGAATCGACGTACCAGTAGTTGTTCTCCAGTAGACAATTAGTGGACGAACCGGCGAACACCACCGAGCCGCTCATGGTGCCAGCGGCGCCGACGAACGAGCAGTTCTTGATCGTCAGGTCCGTGACCGTGGTGGCCACGCTGATATGTTTCAGGAATTCTTTCGTCGCCGACGTGTCGCGGAATTGCAAACCGTCCAGCGTGCAACCGTCACCGGCCGCGGCGATCGTGAGACCAGTTGTTACTCCGTCAGTAACATTGGCCACGAAGCGGATGTTTCTCAATGTGATATTGGCGGCACCGATCGTCACGCTACCGGCCAACAGTGTAAATGAAATCGTGGGGATCAGATTCCCCTCGCCCAGCCCGATGGTCGTGATGCCGGCCGTGTCGAAATTGACGCCCGTGGCGGTCGTGATATTCTCGGCATGGCCGGGCATCAGGAAAATGATATCGCCTTTTGATGCCGTGCACTTGTTGACCGCCGCGTCCCAGGTCGCCAGGGGCGAATCGGGATTACTGCCGTCGTTGGCGGTATCGCTGCCGGTAGTGGAATCCACCCAGAACAGCGAACCGGTGGTCCGGCTCGCATCCTCAACAGTATACACGCCGCCGGGATTCTTGCGAGAAAACAGGGGTGTTCTTGCGCCTGCCATTTTCAGGGTTCCTTTCTGTTAGTAGAAATTGACCTACCGAATGGTGCCGGTCGCGCGAACGCCCGGCGGTTGGTTGTTGTGTTGTGTGACTTATGCGACCGTATCTACCGTCAACGCGCGATGCGGCCGGTTGCTCTTGCGGATGTATGTCACGACCATTTCGTCAGTATTGGTGGCCACTGACACCACGGCGCAAATGTAACGCGGGCTAATCGGCGTCGCTTGCGCTCGGCCCACGGCCTCGATTTCGGCGGCGGTGATTTCCAGAAAGATGAAATCGCCGACGGCATTCGGCTCATCATCAATCGCGTGAGTTTTCAGCGTGACATCCGTTCCGCTGCCGTCGCTCTCCGTATTGCCCTGCAACAGAAATGTAGTTGCGGCAGTTCCAACCGTGCGAAAGATCATAACCATAATCGAGTCATAACCTTGCATATCGACCCAGGCGACATCGGTTGCCGTTGTTGCATCCGGATCGAAATCGTACATTGTGACCGCAAGTTCTTCGCTTAGCGGCGTGGCTGCCAGTGCGGTTGCCATGGTTTATTCCTCCATAAAAGGATTTGAGTTTGGGGTTTGGTTACTTATAGGGTTTACGCCCTTTCGGCCAACGTGACGAACGGACTGAGTGTATCGCCGTTCTTGGGGGTCAACGCACTACGCCACCACCCACGACCGTCGTTGCGCATGAAGAACTTGAACGTCTGCTCGTGATTCTCGAACCGCACGTGAATACTGGACGCCGACTGCGGAGTCTGATAAGTGGCCTCCAGGTACTGTGACCAGTTGCAGAGAATGATATCGCCGGCATCGCCGAGCGTGGCGCAGAACTCGGTGAAGAAGACCGGCAAACCGAACAGCGTGTTCGGCACGCCGCCGACCGCCGACGGCATCCACACCGGCACGCCGGCCGTGCCGACCGACTGGTTGAGGATCACCAGTTGCGGAATCGTGTTGTGATTGGCCAGCCAGATCGCATTGCCCGGCTGCCAGCACCGCGCGAACATCTTGTAGATGTTCTCGTAGACGATCGTGTCCGCGACCTGGTTGTCTTCTGCGGCGACTTCGATCTTGGCTGGCGAGTTGGTGACACCTTCCATGCAACCGATGCCCGAGCCGTTGATCCGCTCGTTGAGAATCGCTGCCCGGAATTCGTCGGCGAAGCCCTGTTGAAGCAGCGCCGCGAAACTGATTGCCGAATCGGAAATCAATTCCTCAGTGGCGTAGCTGGTGCCGAACAAGGCAAACGAACTAAGCTTGACCTGTTCGATTTCCATTCGGGTCGCCGTAACCGATTCGGTCTCCATGCGCCGCCGCACGGTCAAGCCGCCCGATACACTGGTCGAGTGGTCCTTGTCCGTTCGGGCCGGCAGCGTCACTGTCGGCGTGGCCATGGGGATGATGGTCGTGCGGCCGGCGATCGGGTCGCCCTCACTGGGCGTGGTCAGAAACTGGCTCAAAAAACCCTCGGGCACGAAAAAACCACCATACGGGCCGCTATAGGTGCCGGCCTCGTCGCTGCCGGCGGTCAGCATTTCACTACGCCGTAGTCCCAGCCCGAGCAACCGTTCGTCTGGCCGGCTGCCTTGCGCGGCCTGCATGACCGCCAGAAAGAACTGTTGCGACGATTTGAATCCGCGCTTGGGGTCGTTTTCGGCCGCCAGTCGCGGCTGGCCAATCCGCCCGGTCGTCGAGCCGGTCGGGCTGGTCGGTTTTGAAAATTCCGCTCGCTGTTCGCGGGCCTGGCGAATGGCCTCGCGGGACGCCTTGATGCCGTCGATTTCGGCGGTCAGCGCCTTGACCTGCTCGTCGAGCTTTTCCCATTCGGCAAGCTGCTCGTCCGTGAGCACCCCGCCGTCATTCTGCTCGGCGGCATCCTCAATCGCCGCCTGTTGCGTGCCGAGCGCGGCGCGATTCTGTTCGAGTTCAGCCAGCTTATTCATGTGTCTACCCTCCGCTCATGTTGAGCCGGCGGCAAACGAAACGGCACAAGCGCCGAGTGGCCACCGGCAAAGGATGGTTCCTTTGGACCGCGTGCCGCCCGGCGCTTGCGCCGTGCCGACCTCGCAAAATGAATTGACTTTTACCCTACCGCAATTCTACGCGGGTCACAAACTCAGCAACACATTTTCATTGTGTGATTACCCCCAACGCGAACCAGGCCGGTGGGGATCAAAACGGTGCGACTCTTGCCGCACTTGTTGCACCGCAAGTAGCGGTGGTAGAACTGGCCACAGGGTGATTTGCACGACGATCGCGTCGCCATTCGGCCTTCACAGCCACGTACCGGGCAGGGATCACCGCTTCGCAATTCGCTCATTGTCGTTTGCTCCTGCTTTCTCGTATCGCCCGCATTTCGGCCCCTGTCGGACGCCGAGGTTGCTCCGGCGGCTTCGGCGCCGGATCATCATCACCGAATCGCAAAGACAGATACCGGCCCAACCAGGCCAGGCAATGTCGCCGAATCTCGTCGCGCGACCGACCGGCAAACTGCTTGTCCAGCAGCGCCGCGCCCTGCCGAACCACGCCGTCCGGCAGCCCACCGAAGTCAAGCTGGGCCCCCAACAGCCCGTCCACGGCATCGCCGCTGTCCACGATGTCCGAGCCGTGCAGCGCGATTGGCCGCCACAACGGCGGAAGCGGTTCGCCATCGTCATCGACCTTCGGCCGGCCTTTCTTGTCTATGCGATACTCTTCCACGATCTGGAGCACCAGGCTGCTACTCAGCCCGTCGGAGTCCTCTTCCGTCAAGTCCATGACATATCCGGCCAAATTGCCGAACGGCGTCTCGAAAGCCGAGTCCAGAAAGTGCAGGTCGCCGCGAGCGATGGTCAGTTTGTTGCCGTCCCGTTCCAGCGTGTCGGTTCGCACGTTCTTGACCCGGCCCAGCAGCTTGCCGAGCCCGTCGTCCGACAACGTGGGGTGCGCGAAGTGGCTTTTGAGACCGGCCGGTTTCTCTCTGGCCAGCCGCACGATATCCCGGATTGCGGCCGCATCAAACTCGCCGCGACCTTCCGATTTGAACGGACCTTCCTGCGCCATTACCATGCCGCGAATCATCTTCGCCTCGCGGTCGACCCCCAAAGGTTTCGCTGATCGAATGAGCTGCGCCCGCAGCCATACTGTTGTGCCTGTTGACATGATAGATTCTCCCTCTCGTTAGGGTTATTACCCGAACAGCCAGTGCGCGCCGGCGCCGGCCAGCGCCACGATGACGATCGCCACCCCCCACCGCAATACGGCAAGCGCCCGTTCCAGTCGGTCCAGCCGCACTTTTGCCCCCGGCTTGCCGTTGCCGTTGATCCATTCGCAGATGGTGTTCAGTTTTTCCTCGATACGATCAAGTTGAGTCGCCATCGCACAGTTCTCCCTTTTCGACGTGCCGCAATATCGATTCGGCCGACAAAGGTGCCCGGTATTGCTCCCAATCATTCACGCACGCCTCGACCGCGGATTGGAAGTTGTCGACGGTCTCCGTATCGTACAGTCGCAACAATTGTCGTTTCGACTGCTCGACGTGCCGCGCGGCCATAATGTCCGCCGTCGAACCCTTGTCCGGGGCGATTACATGTAGCACCGGGCGCAACGCCGTGGCGATTTGCCCGACGCGGCGGTCGTAGTATTCGTCCAACCAATCGAGCCATTGACTGGAGTGCTTGCAGGCCCGCCGCGCCGCCACCGCCTCGCCATGAATGCAGCGCCGTAGCGCATCGGTCAGCAGTTCCCGGTTGGCCTCGGCTCGCAAGTCGCCGTCACTATTGTTGGCTCCACCTGGCGTTTTTTCACCCGTGCCGGCCTTGCTCTTGAATTCGATCTCGCCCAGCCGGTCGAGCGGGATCATGTTCATCTGTACGAAGTGATGGTCGCCGTCTTCGCCGATACCGTTGTACTCTTCGAGCGCCAGAATATCGTTGGGAGAGAACACCCCGATGCGAGACATGATCTCATAGAACTCGGCGCGGGCTTTCGAGTCGCCGCGCAGCAGGCCGGCTACGGTATGCCTGGCGAACAGGTCTTTCTGTTCGGCGGGAGTCAACAATTGTCGCCATATCTCCTGCTCCCAACGCGCCATCCACGGCATCAGCGATTGCACAAACTCGATCTCTTGATGCTCGATATTGGAGAACGTGGCGTGCGTCAACTCGGCCAGCTTGTGCGGCGGCAAGTTGTACCACCGCGCGATTTCCGTGATATTATGCTGCCGGGTCTCCAGAAATTGTGCGTCTTCGGGCGGAATGCCGATCGGCGTGTACGTTACGCCTTCTTCCAGTACGACGATCTTTCGCTGGCCCGGTTTGCCGTATACCTGTCGCCAACTCTTACGCATCCGCTTCTTGGCTGCCTTGCTGAGTTCCTCGGGGTAGGTCAATACCCCCGGTGGCCGGCCGCCGGATGAAAAGAACGCCGCCCCGAACTGTTCGGTTGCCAGGCCCATGCCGATCGATTCCCGCGCCTGCCGGATCACGCCCCGGCCCATGATACCGTCGTCGGACAATGGACCGGTCAAGTGCAACAGGCCGGTGGCGTGAATCGATACAACCTCGCCGTTATCGCGGCGCACCTTGAAGAATTCGCCTGTCGGGGGTCTTTCCTTATCAAGTTCGACATTCGACGGGTGAATCGGATTGAGTCTCAGCACCGCGCCGCCGCCGCGCACGATCTCGCTCCAGGCATTACCCCAGTTCAGCAGATGCGCCGTCATGGTGGCCCGCCAGGTGAATGCGCTCATGTAGTCATTCGGCGCGTCGTGAATCAGGCGGTAGATAGGGTGATCGAACGCATCAGCCTTCGAGCCATCCGGCAGCCGGCGGTGCAGCTTGAGCGGCAGGAGCGCAACTGTCTCGCTGATAAGCCGGGTGGCCGCCCACACGGCCGAATAGTTGAGCGCCGTGTTCTCGTTGACGTTGACTCCGGACGCGGTGCGGAACACCATGTCGCCAAAGTGCGCCAGCCAATCGCCGGCGTAGCCGAGCGACTGTCGCGCGCCGCCAAACAATTTGCGCCAGGCCGCGACGGCCGCTCGCCGCGGTAGCGCGGTTATTGTACCGAACATGTGAATACCCTACGCACTACGTCCAAGCACGGCAATATCGTAAGTCACGTCGCCGCCGCTGGCTTCGAGTTGCAAAATGTGATTTGACCCATCGGCTACGGCGTAAGCCGGGTCGGTGGGCGCGTGAAGCATTAGCCAGCCGCCGGGCACGGCTACCATCACCGCATCGTCGTCGCCGTTAAACGGGCTGTTCCAGGCGGTGGAATCACCCTTGCCGCCCACCAGCAAGTTGCCGGCACTATCGCCAGGATGGTTGTAGATCAGCACCGTCACAACCTCGGCCAGCGTAACGGTGTTGCCAAGCAAATCGAGGCCGGTCCCTCGCGGTTCCATGTTGCCGATACTGTACATGTCGAGATCGCGCGTGTTGCCGCTGCCAAGTTCGCGGTCCCGATCTTGCACCAGGCGATCGGCCTTGTTGGCCGTCGTGCCGTTGCTCAGCAGCGTCGCCGGCTCCAGGACGAGGCCGGCGCCGGTCGTATCGGCCAGCACGTGCGAATCGTCAAAGCTCTCGCTCAACTCGCACGTCAGCCGCGCCAGCACGTTAAAATTTGTCAGTGAAGTTGCCATGTTTTCGCCCTCCGGTTAAAAAGACAACAGTCCTTCGCGTTCGTATTTCGACTCGCGCGCCGGTGGCGTCACCAGCGCCCGGCCGATACCCATGATCGCAGCCACAATGCCGTCGATCTTTTCAAAGCTCTTTTTTTTGCAGGGCATCAGGTTACCGGCCGTATCGTCTTTGGCCGACACGTTGGATGCCATCCACCGCAGCACCGGGTGGTTGAAATGACGCAGCGTGCCGTTGACTATCTGCGCCTCGAATTCCTTGCTGGGCGTGGTGAATTCCCGGAAGCTCTGCGGGACGTGAACTACCTCAAAGCCGTCGCCGGCCAGTTGCAGGCTGAGTTGGGTCGCGTTCCAGGGGTCGACCCCGATCTCGCGGATGTTGTACCGCTGGCCCAATTCGTTGATCCGCTTTCGGATCACGTCATAGTCGGTGCGCTTGTCGCCGGCTATTTCCAGGTAACCTTGTCGCGCCCACTCGACGTAGGGTACGCGATCCTTGCGCTCCCGTTCCCGCGCCCCTTCGCGCGGAATCCAGAAATGCGGCAATAGGGAATAACCCCCATCGTCGTCGGGGAACACCAGCACCAGCGCCGTGACGTCAATCGTTGATGCCAGGTCCAGGCCGGCGAAGCATTCGCGGCCCGCCAGGTCGGTGCGTTCGCCACCGCAGGCGTCCCACTTCTCCATGCTCAACCAGCGAATGTCCTGCTCGACCCACTGGTTCAGGTGCAGCCGGCGAAACGTGTTTTCATACCCGGGTGTTTCCTGGGCGCGCTTACATTCTGCCGCCAGGTACTCATGCGACACACTGACTCCGTAGTTGGGATTGGCTTCCTTCCATACCTCGGGGTCGGTCCAGTCCTTGTCCACGTCGGCGAAGTACAGCACCGGCAGAAACGACGTGTCGTCGATGATCCCGTCGCGCACCTTCTCGGCGTAGTCGTGCTGTTCGCCGCACAGAGAGAGCCGGGTCTTGCCGGCGGTCGTGATGGCCACGGCCAGTGGCTGTTCGCGGCTTCCGCGCGACGTGAATAGCGCGTCCCACAAGTCGCGGGTTTTCTGTTCGTGCAATTCGTCGAACAGAATGCCGTGGGCATTCCACCCCATCTGGGCTCCGGCTTCAGCCGGCACCGCCTTGTAAAAACTGTTGCTCTCCGGGTGAATGATGCGGTTCCGGGACGGGATGTCTTCGCACCGCTGCGACAACAGCTTGTTGTGCTTGATCATGTCCGCCGCCATACGGTGCACGATGCCGGCCTGCTCGCGCGTGGTGGCGGCGCTGTAAATCTCGCCGCCCTTCTCACCGTCGGCTATTAGTAGATACGCCCCAATCGTCGCGGTCAACAGTGACTTGCCGTTTTTGCGCGGGATCTCCACGTAGGCCATCCGGTAACGGCGGGTGCGGTTCTTGCGCTTCCAGCCGAATAGCGTGCGGATGAACGCCGCTTCCCACGGCTCCAGCAGAAACGGCTGGCCGGCCCAACGCCCCTTGACGTGACAGCACAGCGTCTCGATGAACCGGACCGCGTGGTCGGCCGCGCCCTCATGGTATGAAAGCCCCGAGTCGAAATAGTGAATACCCCTGTCCGTATCCACGGTCACCAGCTTCCCCGCCGTGGCGACCGGATCATAGCCCACCAAGTCATTCGGGATGTGGGATGCGGTTGCGATCATGCCCGGTATACCTTCAGCAGTTTTTCTTCTTCCGTCTCTTCATGCGGCGGTTCGGTGGTCATCAGCCGCGTTCGGGTGACCGGCGTCATGCCAAATTCGGCGAGTATCCGTGTCAGTTCGGTTGTGTTCTGCTTGTGGGCGATGGCCAACGGATGCCGCCGCAACGTGCCGTTCACGTCCTTCTGCAGCTCGGCGGCCTGGGCATGGTCGATCACCCACTGCGCCGTCACGCGCCACTGCACGTAGGCCACGGCCGCCACCTCCAGCGCCACCGCGTCGGATGCCTTCAACACGCCCATCCCGAACACCAGTGAACCGATCCGCTTCCACGCCGCGCGAACGTCGCCCTGGATGTACTCCGGTGGCTCGGGCAGGCACGGCTCGGTCTTCGGCTCGCGCGTGTTCTGCCGGCGATTGCCCGGGTTGTCGCGCAACTCGTTCAGGGCACTGGGGGTTTTCTTCCTGCCTCTGGTCATGGCTTCGTTTTCCATTCGCGCAATAAAAAAGGACCGACGCGGTATTCCCGCGCGGTCCCAAACAACCACGTAAGGTTTGGCCTACTTGCCGGTGATCAAGCCGGCTTCGGCGTTTGTCATGGCGCGGTCACAACCGCGCCGGTCCGGGGGCTACGCTCCTTTCACAATCGCGGTGTCGCCGGTAGGTGGCTTATGCGGCCGGAGAGCCGTTGAATCTCTTGCTCCGTGACGGGCTGCCAGCCGCGCAGCCGTGCCCGCTCGGTGGCGATCGCTTCCGCCATGTCTGTCACTGCCGTTCTCAGCAGTGGACATTCAGTCAACGGAAGCGGCCTCCATTCCTCTCGTCGCCACCACAGCATCCCAACCATCTGTAGTTTCTCGACTCGATAGTCTTGGCCATTCGTCATGATCCGGAATCGTCGGGTAACGACCTGTTCGTCGTGTTCCCGCTCCAACAAATTTACCGGCATGTTCGGTTTCCTTTCAGGTTGATAACCCCATTGCCATTTTATCGAACCCTCTCGCCTTGCCCCACCAACGTAAAACGATCAGCAAAATCGACCGCCTTGCACACTGATAGTAGGTGGCCATTGGTCGGGTTGCGCACCAAGTAGTCGCCAGCGGGATAGTAGCCATTGTCGATCCGGAACGACTCGGGCATACAACAGACCTCGACCGGGATTCTCCCCGCCATCGGAATGGTAGTGCGTTGCCACGCTCGTTGCCACGGCAAGCGGTCGAGGCCCGTTGTTGCCATCATTTCACTCTCTCGCCTTACCCGGTCTTTTGTTGCACGACAACATTATAAGTGATTGTCGCTTCCCACATACGCTCGGTTTTCGGATGCAGCACTATATCCGTTACTTCGGACGCCGGCTCATTGGGGTGCGGATCGCCACACTTTGGGAGCGTGTCGAGAACCACCGAAACATCGCAGTTCGGATCATCAACAACAACCAAGTATCGCCGCGACGACATTTGATCTTTGTGTCGATACACCTCGTATATCGTTGTTGCCATCATTTCACCCTCTCACCCTGCCCGGTCATCGCCCGTAACAACCGGGGTAAGTGGTTGCGAGCATACTTGTTATTCTGCCCGGCCATCGCCAGGTAGTCGATGCACCTCGCCCACTCGACGGGCCGGTGCTGGCGCATTGCCGCCCATTCCTCCAGCGAATGCAGCGGGCAGCAGAAACACCCTACCCGGTCCATTATTTCATAGGCCCAGTGGATGGGCAAGCCGCGACGTTTGATTGCCGCCCACACTTCTTCTTCCGTCCATTCGATCACCGGGGCGGCAAACGCCTGACCATCGCGCATGCTGGTGGCCGTATTTCCCGCTCGGGCCCATGACTCCTGGTGCCGCACGCCGGTGATGATACACGTGTCGCTCTTCTTCCAGCCTTGGGCGGCGCGCCACCTATTGGCCGGGGCGTCCTTCAGTCGTCGCTGGCACCACCAGCGCCCGATGAATGGCATCCCGAACCGTCGCAAGTTCTCGCGCCACACACCCTCGGGATCGGGTGCGCTGACCACGGATAACCGCGCTCCCATCTTCTCAGCCAGTGATTCGACGTGTGCCAGGCTGCCGGGCCAGTGGATTCCCGTCTCCAGGTACACCCATTGGGGCATCGCGCCCAAGTGCTCTTCACACCAGATCGCCGCTGCCGTCGAGTCTTTCCCGCCGCTCATCGCCAGGTAACTATGCCGGTGAGCCTCAATGAATTCCTCCACCGACAGCCCCGCCAGGTGTGGGGGCAAGGCTTCGCCCTTCGCTGGGGCCTCTCCGTTGCCGCTCATGTCCAAATCGATCTGCTTTCGCTTCGCAATGCCGGCGATCGCGGAGTCCATTCCCTTGCTACGGGTACGAATACCCCCCAATAGACTCTGCAACTCACCCTCATCGGCCTCTGCCATCTCGCCGATCGAGTCATGTGTGGCCAGGATCGTAGCCGCCTCGGCCTCGTCCACGTCTAGCACCAACACCGGGACCGTGGCATCGGCCGCTACGTCGGCCCGTAAATGCCCGTCGATCAACTCCAGGCCGCCATCAACCTCCCGGGCCAGAACGGCATCCGCCCAGCCAACCTCGGCCAACACGCCACGCAGGGCTCGCGTCTGCGCTGCCGTGTGCAGCCGCCAGTTGCGCGGCGACGGCCGCAACTCGCCCGCCGGCACGCGCCGGAACTCTTTGATTCGATCGCGGATTGTCCCGGTATCTTTACTCATTATTAGTGCTTTTATCCTTA